GGTCAAAGCCAAGGTCATACATCGCCTCGCACTGCTTGGCCTGACACCGCACCCTCACGATTCCAGCCCTCGGAACCGACGGCTGACCACGTCGTCCAACTCCCCGACGCTGACATCCACCGCAAACACCCACTGCTCCATCCGACTCAGCTGCTCCCGGAGCGCCCGTACCTCGGCCTGCAGCTCTGCCACGGCCTCCAGCGCCTCTCCCCCTCTGACCGGGGCCGTCACTTGCTGGTCCGGATGAAGAGCGTGGCGGCCGCGGACTGCACCGAGGCCCCATCCACCGGGATCTCCGCCTGCTCGCACGCCTTGGCGAAGTGCTGGATGGCCGCCTGCACGCACCGGCTGTACAGCGCGACCGCGTCCTCGAACGAGAGCGCCGAGGCCGTGCTGGTGGTGCGGGTGGCCGGAGCCGCTGCCGCCGTGGGAGCCGACCCCGTGGCGAGGTTGATGTTCGTGAAGGTCTTGCCGTCCTTCCGAATCTGCTCGAAGTGGAGCGTCTGCCCAAGCACCGACTCCGGGGTCAGGTTGAGGCGGGCCAGCCCCTTGGCCCCCGACAGCTCGGAGATGTAGACATCCGTGCCATCGACGCTGCTGAACACCATCTGCGGGCCGAACTTGCCCTCGGCCGACTTCACCGCGCCAATCACCATCGTGATCGGTCCATCTGCCAGCTTGTGGAACGCCATCTGAGTTCTCCTGAAAGAGAAAAAGGGATGCGACCAAGTGGCCGCATCCCAAGTCTACACTACTGCCCATCTCAAGTCAAGAGCTACTTTTTCTTCTCCATCGGATCGAGGCCCATCGCGGTCGCCATCGACCGGACGGCCGCCGTGGCCAGCGTGTCACACACGACCTCGACGTTCCGGGTCAGCTCGGCGTCCGTCTCCCCGTGCAGGAGGTTGGGAATCCCGGCATCAATCAGCCAAGCGTGCGCCCACTCGTGGACAAGCGTGTGCCACCGCAGGGCCGGGGGCATCCCGCCTGCCAGCGCGATGGTCCGCTTGGCCGGGAGATACAGCCCCCAGCAGTCGTCCCCGTCCGGCGCGGTCAACGCCCCCCGGCGCTGGCTGACCTTGATGGGGCCCGCCAGCCCGGAGACGACCTTGGGGACGGCCGGCCATCTCCGCTTAGGCACGGATTGTCTTCCCCAGTGTCGTCACCACAGCCGCCCCCTCTTCGATGGTCACCAGCTCCACGCCATACCGCCCCTCGCCCTCGACCACAATGGCGAACCCCTGCGTCCAGTCCGGCACGCTGACGTAGCCGGGGTCCAGCCGGCAGAGGCACCCAATCTCATACGCCTTGATGACCTGCTCGCCTCGGCTCCCGATGGCCGGCACCCGACGCATCGAGGCCCCCTGCCGGTGCGTGTGCCCGTGCATCACGCTATTCAGGTAGCTCTCGCTGTGGGCCTTGGCCGACATCCCGCCACCCCGCCGGACGAACGTGCCGTGCGTAATCAGCAGGTCCTCCCCAATAACCAGCTCCGGCTTCATCTGGATGCGGCTCCACTCCGGGTGCCACCACGCCGGGTAGCTCATCACCTGCAGCGCCCGCGGGGTCTTGAGCAGTTCGGGGATGCGGTCGGAGAGGTAGCGCCACCAGCGGCTCTCGGTCCCGTCCCCGCTGTGGTTGGCGTCGATCTCGATGAGCGTGGACTCGGGGGGCAGAATCTCCTCTAGCGCCCGGAGGAAGCCGTGAAACGCCACCGCCTCGTCCTGTAGGCTCCACGTCTGCCGCACGTCCTTGGGATACTTGCTGATGGCCAGCAGGTCGGGGAGGTCGCCATTCAGGACCACCCGCTCCGGCTTCAGCTCCTCGATGGTCCGGAGCAGGACACTCACCGCCGCGTCATCCTGCAGCGGGAAGTGGAGGTCGGAGGCCACGACGGTCACGCCCGTGGTCGCGGTGACGTTGGCCTTGGGGCGCTTCGGGGCGGGGAGGCTGACCGGCTTGAACGTGTCCCACCAGTCCGCAATCTCGTCCGTGCGGTTCGGCCCCTTCTCCTTGGGCGCGGTCACGGGGTTTCGGAACTGGGCAATCCGCCACGACTCCATCGCCTCTAGCCACGCCTCCCGGTGGTTCCGCTGGAGGTACATCCGGCAGGCGTCGTAGCTCTTGTTCGCCGTCTTGGCGTAGGTATAAAAGCCTTGATTCCCCTCGGCGCGGACGCGCTCCAAGAGGGCTTCAGTCTCGGCCGCGCTCCAGCCGACGGGCACGACACGGGTGTGACGGGGCATGAAAGCTCCGGCGGGGGTTTCTCGACGCTATTGCGCCGCGCTTACTTTGTCAAGAGGAGGCCCGTCACGAAGCCGGCGAGGAACAGCACGGGGCGGGACGGGCAGGGGAGGCCGGCGATGCGACACTCGGCCTTCTTTTGCAGGGCGCGGATCAGGGCATCCTGATGCGCCATCGTGGTATCGGCGCGGTCGAGCGCCACGGACATCGCCTTCCGCTCTTCGGCGTAGCGGTCGCGCAGGGTGTCCACTTCGGCCAGGTAGCGGGTGACCTCGGCCTGCAGGCTGTCGTGGACACTCAGCGCCACCGACAGCGCCATCCGGAGCGTGTCGGCACTGGCGGCGGTATCCCCGGTCAGCGGACGCAGGGCCTCCAAGCTATCCCGGAGCGTCGCCGTCCGCTGGGTCAGCGTGGCCCGTGCCTGTCGCTCCTGCTGGCCCGCCGTCTTCGCCGCGTACTGCGCCTGAATCGCCATCGTCCGAGCGCTGTCGGCGGCCTGTCGGAGCGAATCCACCTGTCGTGCCATAGCCAAGGTATCCGGGCGAGGGGCGGGGTGAGAAAGGAGATAGCTGATGCCGAGCGCAGAAAGGACAGTGAAGCACAGGACGTAGAAGCGGTCGATGTTACTCATGTACTACTCATAGTCCTTAAGCACGAAGCCGGGGACGTGGTCGGGGTCGTTCTTGCGGCCGGGGCTGACCTTCGCGTGAGTCGTCACCGGAATCTGCCCGTACTTCCGGCGCACGTCCGCGATGAGGACTTTCATCGCCTTCTGCTGGGCCTCGGTCAGCGGTTCCTTTCCGTCGTTCTTATTCGAGAAACAGAGGCCGACCGAGATGCCGTTCACGTCCTTGTGCCCGTTCCACTCGGCCTTGCCCGCGTGCCACGCCCGGCGGTCATACGGGACGACCGTGTAGACCTTGCCGTCCCGCCCGACGAGCGCGTGGTAGCTGACCTTGCTCTCGCTCGACTGGAGCCACGAGAGGCAGCCCTTCTCGTTCGGAGAGGCGTCCGCGTGGAGCACGATGACCTTGACGGCCTGCGCCCCGCGCGTGTTGTGGTTGGGGCTCGGGTTCGTGCAACTCACTGTGGCACCCGGTAGGTGCCCGTCTTTCGGTCAATCGCCTTGACGCCCGTGATCACGCCGAACTTCTTGCCGTGCCACACCGCCGCCCACGACAGCACCAAGCCGAAGCCGAGGTTCATCAGCACCTCGCTCGCCGGGGGCGTCGTCAGGAGCAGCACGTTGAAGAGCGCCCCGGCAACGATAAACGCCAGCCCCGTCCGGATGAGGTGGTAGCTGACCTTGCCGAACTGGTCGATCTGCTTCACGCCGTCACCAATCTTCGTGAAGAGCATCACATAGAACGCGAGCCCGCCAAGACAGATGAGGGCGTTGGCGATAGCGTTAATCGACTGGAGCATCTTTAGCCTCCGGAAAGATTTTCCCAATGACAATCTCGACCCCGCGCTGGCCCAGCACGCCGAGCAGGAACGCCATCGCGCTCATCGTCTGGGAGCTGGCCGCGATGCCCGTGACCTCGAACACCACCGGGGTGAGGAAGTAGGCACTGCTCGTCCCCGCGCTGATGGCGAGGAGGTTGTCCCGCATATTGCCGTGGCTGGCCTTGCCCACGGCGATGAGACTGCCGAAGAAGCCGGCGACGACCAGCATGATGGAAGACTTTTCGTTGGACATGGTGAGAGGGTGGTTATCGTGAGCGGTACTTAAGCACCTGACGCGCCTGGGTGTCACCAGTTTTGCGCAGCGCATCCAACAGTTCCTGTCGCCGTTCAGGCTTGAGAGCGACATTGCGAATGATGGCACGACGCTCGGCGGCCGTGCGGTCGAGCGCCCGACGCATCGTGCTCAGGTTATCGTAGGCGTCGAGGTCCTTGCGATTGGCCTTCACATAGGCGCGGATCGCATCCGGGTCGTTGCTGGCCTGCTCCACCGTGAGGCCGCGATGCACACGCTCCAGCGCCGCCAGGCGATCGCGCGCCTGCGTCTCCAGTTCAGTGGACGAGTACGTCTTCGTCGTGAAGCGCTGCGGGATCAAGTCCGCCAGGCCCCTGCGCGGGGCCGGCTCCGGCGCTTCGCCACCGGCCTGCCGGATCGCCCAATCGAGCCCGCCAGACCCGGCCTGACCCAGCGTGCCCAGCGTCGAGCGCACAACGAAGTCGGTGCGCTGAGGCGAGACGCCGGCCTGCTCGGCCAGCACCCGCGCGAGCCCGGACGACTCCGGCGTCACCTGCTGCGGCGCTGGGATATTGCGGTCGCCCACGATACGGCGGCCGCGGAAGATGTCGTAGTCGGCCGCCAACTGGAACGGCACCGAGATCACGTCCGGCAACGGGAGCGTGCCGCCCATCGTGGAGCCAGCCATCTCACCCATCGACCGCGTCAGCTGCTCGCCCGGCTCGGCGATCTCCGGGGACGCAGAGGACACCGCGCCGACAACAGGGATCTTCACGCCTGCCTGCGCCGAGTAGTCGAGCAGGCGCTCCGGGAGCGAGGCGAAGATGTACCCGATTTCAAACGGCTTAGGATAGCGCCAGAATCCCCCGCCCGCCTTCGGCACCAGCCAGAAGAGGTTGCGCTCCCACAGCGGACGCTCCCAGTACTCCGGGTTGTCCTTGTTGACCGACCAGAGCGCCATGGTCGGAGCTGTGATCGCCGCGGCGGCGACCGCAGACGTGCGCGGGTCCTTGAGCATCCGCGCCAGCTTGTCCCAGCCCTGCATCTTGGCATTCCAGAACGCCGTCATCGACGCGATGCCCTTCGTCTCCTTGCCGACGTTGGCAAAGCGCAGCGTCCGGTCCTGTGCCGCCAGTGCCGCGGCCGCCTTCGTATTGCCAGCCTCCAGCATTTGCTTGTAGGCCGCCAGTCGCGGCGCCAGCTCCGACACACTGCCGATGGCCTGCATGACCTCAGGCCAGCGCATGGGGTTAACGATGTCGCGTGCCGACACGCCACCGCGCTCCAGCTCCGTCAGGACCTTGCGGGCGTCGGACGGACTACGGACGAAGAAGCCCTCGGTCGAGCCACCCTGCCGGAGGAAGTCCTTGAAGACCTCGTCCTTGCCGACGATCTGCTTGGCCGCCGCCATCGTCTCGAGAAACGGCCGCGCGTAGATGCCAGCCGCCCCGCCGAAGACCGCGCCGCGGAGCATCCCCTGCAGTCCTTCGCCCTCGTCCGCGGTCAGCGCCCCGACCGCTCCACCAGCCGCGCTCCCAGCGACCATCTCACGCGCCATACGGATCGCGTCAGGGCGCTGGATGCCAGAGGCCACCATATCGCGGGCGATGTTAAAGGCCGCGAAGAGCGGGTTCTGCGTGATGCCGATCTGCTTGACGCGCTTGACCGCCTGCGCCAGCTTCACAATCCAGCCAGCCTCCTGTGAGCCAGCGGAGGCCCCGGAGATCGCGTCGTACAGGTCCTGGTTGAGCACCTCGTAGGTCACGGGCTGCCCATCCCGGAGCTGTCGGATGCGCCGGGACCCCGGGGTCACATCGCCATCGACGCGCCGGATGAGCGGCGACTCCGTGCCCTCGGCCAGGTCGAAGAAGAGGTTGGCCACCCGCTGCCGGCCCACAGCGTTGTGCGTCCGTGTGATCGAGCTGAGGAGCACCTCCAGTGGGTCGGCCGTATCCGCGATGGCGTCGGCGGTGCGATCCATCTGCCGCACGCCCTTGGCGCCGATAGCGAACTTCTTGCCCGTCGGGCCGCTAGCCGAGGCTTCGGTGGCGAACTCGCGCACGAACGGATCGTAGAAATCCTCGCTGGCGAGGATGCGATCGTAGTCCGCCTGCGACAGGATGCCAGCGTCCAGCTTCATCTTGAGCAGGTCGCGGTACACCTGGTTGATGGCGTCCGCCGCCGCCTTCACCGCCGGGTTCGCTTCCGCGTCCCGGATGGTCTGCGCCACCTCGTCATCGGTGAACGCCGTCTTCTCGCCGCCACGCAGCGGACGCACGGTGTAGCCGCTGGGCAGCGACGTGGCGGCCGCTGAGCGCGGGCCCGTGTAGATGACGCGCCCATTGGGATCGAGGATCTCGATGCCACCGCCCGTCTGCCGGATGTTCAGGTCGCGCCGCGCCTTGAGCAGGGCCCGGACATCGCCCCACTTGCCCGCCGCCTGCTGCAGGACCGGCTCGACGCGGTCGGCGATGTACTGCCGCGCCGCCATGCCCATGCCCTGCGACCGCGCAATGCGCTCCAGCATCCGGTCGCCGCCGGCCGCCCCTGCCATTTCGCGGGCCGCCTTGATGAGCGGATATGTCTCCGAGAAGACACCAGTCTTGATGCGCTCCCAGAGGCCCAGCCACTGCGCGGCCTCGGGGCGCTGTCCGACTCGGATCGAGGTGTTGTAGTTCCGGATACTCTCCGTCGATCCACTCGCGCCCCCGGCGGCACCCGGCCGCGTCAGAAGGCGCCCGGCCCCGAACCCGAGGCCCGCGCCCGCGGCGAGGCCCATCAGGCCGCGCCGACGACGCTCCTCCGGCGTGTCGCCGGTGGCCGCACCCAGTGTCCCGCCGACCACGCCACCGCCCAGCGTGCTGATGAGCTGCGGCGCGGCAAAGCCCTCACGGTTGAGGCCGAAGTCGAACGAGGTATCGTCGAGCCCGAAGACATCAAGGCCACGGCGCTCCGTCTCGGCATTGAGCCGGGCGACCGTGCCGTCGAGCGCGGACATGCGACGCTCGGCCGCCACCATCTTGCGGTAGTCGTCGAGGCTGATGTTGCGCTCCTCAAGCCATCCGAGCGCCTCCTCGCTCAGGCGGCCCACCTTGCGCCCCTCTTCCTTCGTGCCGAACCACTTGGTCGCTCGCTTCCTGCCCATCGGACGGCCGCCAGACTCCATGAGATCCAGTGTCGCGGTGTCATCAACCCCGAAGATGCCAGCCTCGTCCATGTACCGCTGCCGGAGGCGCGTGTAGTACGCCCACATCTCCGCGACCTGATCGTCGCCCATCTTCTTGAGCCGGGCCGCGCTTGGGGCGATCCGGGGCATCCGCTCCGCCATGCGCTCCAGTGGCTCGTCCATGATGCCGGGGCGATCAGCTCCGGCAGCACGGGCAGCCTGCTCGGCTTGCGCGACCTCGTCGATCTGATCGACCTCATCGACCTCATCGCCCGCCTCTTGTGCCGCCCGTGCGTCCCGCCGCGCCTCAGCCCTTTCCCATTTAGACAGCTGGCCTTCCGTCGGGACAAGTTCCTCGGGCGTATCAATAAAGCGACCAGTACCGCGAACGGTTGCCTTCCCGCGCAGGACCCCGCTCACCGGGTCCGCGCTGCCTGTGTAGGTTACATCAACCTGCTCAAGTTTCAGCCCATCGCCCGTCATAACCGGGCGAACGTCGATGGTATTCTTCCTTCTTCCCTCGCCCTTGACAACGAGCCAGAAGTAATCGTCCTTTGGATTTCCTCCGACGCCAACGACGCGGTTGCCCTGCGCGATGGTTGGCCTGGGGGGTTCGGTAATGATGCCACGTTTGCCAGGCTTGCCAAACAGCCAATCCGAGTAATACGACAGCGGATAGTTTGGATTGGCGCCAGGCGCCGCAGAGGGGGCCACCACCTCCGCGGCCGCCGGCGTCACCGGCACCTCAGGCGCAGCCGGCGGTGCCCCGGCTCCGATCTGTCGGGCCGGCTGCCGCAGCCGCGCCGGGCCCGCGGTGTTGACGACGTACTCAGGAGGTCCGGCCGGCCCCTCAGGTCCAGGCGCCGCCCCACCTGCCGGACGCTGCGGCTCCTGCCGCACGAGGCGCTGATCGACGATAATCGGCTCCGGCTCCTGCGGCCGACGCACTCCGATGGGCTGCTGCACTCGGGGTCTTGCCGCCGGTAGGATACCACCGACCGCACCGGTGAGCAGGACGTTCTCGGCCACCGAACCAGCCCGCCCCGGCAGCACGATGCCCTCCTCTTCCTTCAGGCCCTGAATCACGTCCACCGGCGAGCTAAGCGCCGCGGTAGACAGCGCCCGCTGCAAGCGCGTGCCCTCCAGACCGGCGCGAGCTGCCCGCCCCACCCGCGGGATGGCGCTCACCGCCTTCGCCGCTGGGCCCGCCATCGTGACGGCCTGCAGTGCCTCGCCCGCGAGCCGGCCCGTCAGCTGGCCAGCCACGCCCGCGGCACCTAGGGGGTCGTAGGTGCGCTCCGCTTCGCGGGACTTCTCCTTCGCCCACTCTTCAAGTCGCCGCCCACCCACCGGCCGCGTCAGGAATCCCCCGACGCCCGCCAGACTGGTGCCAGCCTGCACGGTGCCGAGCGCCAAGCCACGAGCCAGATTCTCCGCCGCGCCGGTGACCCCGGTGCGTGTGTTGACGCGCTCAGCGCCAACGGACTGCAGATACTCCTCCAGCTCGTCATCGGAGGCCCCCTGCTGGCGCATGGCCATCAGGTTCTTCCAATGCTTCTTGGCGACATCCGTGGGCACGATTACTCCTCCGGGAGGCGGTAGGTCCGTCCAGTAGCCGTCGTAAATTCCAGCGGGCGTCCGGTGCGCGGGGCAGCACCACCAGCCTGCGGGGCGCCCGTGCCCCCGCCAAGGCCCAGCTGGTCGAGCACCTGCGGGATGTTGTTATACCGCGGCCGAGCGCTGGACTCGGCACCCCCAGGCACTCGCAGCCCGTACAGCTCCAGCAGGCTCTGCCGAAGCTGCTCAGCCTCGGCGCGCACATCGATGGGCCGCTCGACCTCGGCTCGCGTTTCCGGGTCGATCGCCTTGCGCGTCCTGCCCGTGTTGGCCGCGATGAACCGCGCGACCTGATCGTTGATGTCGCGCATCAACGACGCGGTGCTCGGGGCGCCCCCGCCACCACGCGGCGGCAGAACATCCTTCGCCTCTAGCAGGCCCGCATTGATAAGCGCGCGGTCAGCCGGACTGATCCGCGAGCCTTGCGCGTCCAGCGCCGCCGCGATGGCCGACTGCCTAGCCTTGCCCTCCTGCGCGCCCGCCTTGGCCGACACAGTTGCCTGCCGCCCACGCTCTAGCGCCGCCTCCTGCTGGGGCGTCCGGGCACGCACCAGCTCCTGCTCGCCAAGGCGCATCCGCTGCGCTGGCTCAGTGGCCTTCATCTCCTCACGCCCCAGCGTGAACTGCTCTGGGGTCATCCAACCGCGATCCAAAAGCGTGGCCATATCCATCTGCTGCTGCCGCTCTTCCTGTGCCTTCAGCCGATCCTGCTCCCGCTGCATTTCTTTCTGGCGGACATACCCTGCCGCGCCTCCGGAGAGGCCCGCCAGTGCCGCCTGAATTGCCGTCAATGCGCCACGTCGTGCCATAGGGGTATTCCTCGGTTAGGCCTGTGTATTGTCAGGAAGTGGCGGAAGTCCCGCGGCCGCACGGCGAGCGTTCTCAGCATCTCGTGCAGCCCGGTCGGCCGCCTCCCGCTGTCGCCTCGCCAAATCAGCGTCATCCTGTGGCGTGGTCAACTGGAACCCGAACTGGTCCGCCAGCAACTTGAGGAGCTGCGGCATCGCCCCGGCCGTCGCGCCACCACCCTGCGCGAGGATGCCCGCCAGCTGGATGAGGAGGTTCTGCCGGGCCTGCTGGGCCGCAAACGTTTCCTGCCCATCGAACTTGCCTGTGTACTCCGCCAAGCCGAGTTTCTCTCGGAGCTGGCGATCCAGGTCGGACTGCTCCCGCTCTGCGAGGTTCCGCGCCTCGGTAATATCCATCTCGCGGCCGCGGAGCCGCGCCTCTTCCATCAGCTGGGCCGCCCGCGCATCAATGTCCGCCCGCTGACCCGCCAGCGCCGTCAGGGCGGTCAGCTGCTGGCCCCGGCCACGCTCTTGCGCCTCCATCTGCTGCTGGAGGAGGTTCGACTCAAGGCCCGCCAACGCCTGCGCCTGCTGTCCCCCAAGGTCCCCAAACCGCCCCGCGGCAATGCTCGAAGACGCCAGCCCACGACGGGCCAGGTCTTCCTCCAACGCGGATCGCGCTGCGCCGAACTGCTGCTCCAGCTGGCCCACGCTGGCCGCACGCATCTTAGCCAAATCTTCGTCCGAGTATCCGACCGGCCGATTCAGGATATCCTGAATCTGCTGCTGTAGCGTGTCGTACGCCTGAGAGCCGACCGTCACGGTCGGCGCCGGTGTCGCCGGCGTTGGCTGAATCCGACCCGTATAAGGGTTCACCTGTCCCGGGGCCGCAGTCGTCGTAATCGTTGAGTCCGGCGGGGCCATGTCGACGCCCGGCGACAGAGGGGCCATCGTCAGGGCGGCAGGCTGGCTCATCTGCTGCTGCAACTGCTGGAGCATCGCCGGCTGGGTCGGAGCCGCCTGTGCCGGTGCTGCCGGACGGGCCTGCCCCTGCTGTTGCATCTGTGCAAAGGTCGGAGCGGGCTGTTGCATCGGCTGTTGCATCGGCTGTTGCATCGGCTGTTGCATAGGCTGTTGCATAGGCTGTTGCATCTGCTGGGCCTTCGGGGCTTCCTGCTGGCCGAAGAGGTTGCCGAAGCCGACCCCCTGCTTCTTGCCACTCCCCGTCGTGCCGAAGAGGTTGGCGTAGCTACTGGTCGCCATTAGCGCCGCCCCCCGTACTGAGACACCTGCTGCTGGAAGAGCGGCATCAGGAGCTGGGCCAACCGCTCCTGCCGCTCCCGCTCCTGCCGCATCTGCTCCTCCTCCAACTGAATCCGGCGCTCCTGCACCGCCCGATCCTGCGCGGAGCCGAGCACGTCGGCCACCCCGCCAGCCAGCGGCGCAAGCACCTCAGGCCGCTGCACCGCCGCCAAGAGCTTCTGGATTGTGGTCGGGGCGGCCGCCGCCGCAGGGGCCGCCGCAGCCGCAGCCGGAGCCGCCGCCATCACCGCCTCCGTGCCAATCTGCGCCCCGTAGTTCGGAGTTGCCATCACCTGACCCGGAGCCGGGCCCGCCGGCATCGCCGGGGCCTTCGGAGCCGCAGGAGCTGCTGGCGCTCCCCGGAAGCCGCCACCAAGACCGCCAAGCGCGGCCCCAGTTCCCGCGCCGCGAGCCGCCTCGTTGAAATCAAAACCCACCCCACGCTGGCCCGGGCGATCGAGTCCACGCGCCAAGCCACCCGTCAGGGCTCCTGCCAGCATGGACGAGCCGGGGACAAGGAAGCCGGCCAGCGTCGGAAGGGCGGCCTGAATCAGCCCCTTGTTGCGGTCATACGCGCCGGCAAAGCCGCCCCGCTTCCGCTTCTCCGTCTCCATCCCGTACTTGGCCCGCACCGCGTTCCGAGCGGCCAGTCGCGCTTCCCGGGTCGGGAGGCGGTTCGCGGCAGCGAGTTCATCCTGGTACGCCATGACTACTTACCTCCCTTACGCTTGAGGGCCATCCGCCGCTTCGCCCGTTCTGGCAAGTCGGCGTAGGCAGACGTGGGCGTGGACTCAATGTACTCTTTGGCCACGGCCTTGGAAATGCCGGTCTTTCCGCGACCGGCGGCGGCAGCGTACATCGCCCGCTGTTGGGCCTTGCTACGGATCGGCATTACTTGCTCCCTCGCGCCACCGCGGCGTTATCGACGAGGTTCGGATAGGGTCGCCCCGCCGCCTCGGCCCGCGCCTTGGCCTTTGCCTTCTGCGCGGGGGTAAGGGGGGTCGAGGACTTCTCGGGGTTCTTGGTGCGCCAGAAGGCGACCTTGCGTTTCGGCATCGTTAAATACGATTCATGGTGACAATGACCGACGCGGAGGCTGGATGTGGAGTGACCGCCGCCAGCGCCTGCAGGGAACACGCGACGTTTCCGGTAGACCAGTACAGCTGAACGTAATCGTTGGCGTTTAGGCTCAGGAAGTAGTTCCACGCGGGCAGGGCGTGACCATCTATCGCCCCGTGCTTATTCGGCACCGAAACCTGTCCGTTCGTCCCAGACAAATCCGTCCCGTTCTTGCGAATCCAGATGTCCACGTCGTGAATCTGGGAGTCTGTATTGACTAGCTGGGCGCTGAACTGCAGGTTGTAGATGCCGCTCATCGGCACCGTCAGCTGAGAACTACTCACCAAGGTGATGCCGTCTGCCACGTCCTGCGTGTTGAACGTCATCGCGTATGCCGTATTCGCTGCTGCCGCCGTCTGGTTGGTTGTGTCCTGCCACGCCCCAAACTGCCGGAACGCCGCCGTGGACACCCACGTCGTCCCATTGTAAAACCAGAAGACGCCCGTGTCCGTGGCCACATAAATCATCCCCGTCTCGGGCGGGGTGGGCTTGTTGGCGTCCAGTCCATAGGTCGGATGCGCAACGGCGTCCGCCTGGTGGTCTACGAACTTGTCCCGCAGGACGTTGTCATTCCCCCGCGTCTCATACGCCGCTCGGTCCATGCCGACCGGCGACGTGAACGGGGCGATTGGGTAATCACCGACGCCCATTAGACGAAGTAGACGCCTGAGACAGACACCGCCTTCGTACTCATATTGGCATTCGTGTACTCAACCCCGGAGACATCATAGAGGAATACAGACGATCCTGACGAAAGCGCTTGCACCTGTGTTCCCTTGTCCGACCACACCGCGAACGCCGTACCCACCGCTGGAGCAAACGGCAACCCGGCAATTCGCGCATTAGACGCATTGGCCGTTGTCGGCCACAGTGCATCCAGCCGAAAGGTGACCGCCCGTCCAATCTTCGTATACGTCCCAGACGCCGACGTAAACGTGATGCCGTTGCCCGTCGGCGTGAACGGGCCTTCTTCGTAGTCATCCAGCGTATTGACATCCGACGACGCCACCTGCGTGGCCGGAAACTTAATCTGCCCAGCGCTGGCGCTCGAAATATCCAGCAGGCCAGCCATCGCCAGCGTTCCGGTGTCCGACAGCGTAGTGCCGCTGTTCTGCACCAACTTCCCCGTGGTCAGGTCAAAGCGAACCAAGGCATTGTCTGTCGCAGACGCCGGCCCAACGACATCGCCACCAGAGCTTGCCGACGCAATCGTGATGGACCCCGCGCCGGGGGTAATGGTGACGTTCGACCCAGCCGTCAGGCTCGCCACGGTATACCCCGTGCCGTTGCCGATTAGCAACTGACCGTTGGTCGGGATCGTCGTCGCCCCCGTCCCGCCACGCGCCACCGCAATCGTTGAGGCGCTCCAAGTCCCTGTCGTAATCGTGCCAACCGAGGTCAGGCTCGACGCGGTCACGCCAGAGGCTAGCGTTGCGCCAGACAGGCTCCCGGCCGGCGCCGCGCCGTTCAGTGTAGCCGTAATCGTGCCGGCGCTGAAGTTGCCGGAGGCATCGCGTGCGACGATGGTGCTGGCCGTATTGGCGTTCGTCGCGGTCGTGGCGCTGTTGCTAACCTTCCCTGCCGTGCTGATGGTCGCCAGCTTGGTGTCCGCGATGGCGGCGGTGGCGTTGATATCTGCATTAACAATGACACCAGCCCCAATTGCTGTTGCGATGCTGGCCCCGGTCGATAGGTCCGTGGACACCGACCCGGTCACATCGCCAGTCAAGGCGATTGTCTGCGCCGAAGACAGGCCAGCCGCCGTGCCCTCGACCCATACCGACCCCGTGTCGTACCAATACCGCACCACCGTGCCATCGACCGTCATCCACTTGCGCCCCGCCGTACCCGCGGCCGGCCGAAGAGCCAGCGTTGATGACTGGACGTGAATCCCGGGGTCAGCGTCATGGTCCACATACGCCGACCGCACGGTATTATCGTTGCTCCGCACCACATCGGCGTTGAGGGGATCGCCGTTGACCGGAGAAGTAAGGTTACTGACTGGATGCTGTCCAACCGTCGTTGCCATTTATCGACGCCCCAAGGCGAAGGTTTCGGTTTGCCACTGACTGAAGACCGGCAGCGCCGTGCCAGCGTCGGTGATGGTCACATCAAGAAAGTACCCCGTGCCACCCATTGGGACACGGAAGTTTCGGCTCTTTGGCCCAGACCACGCTCCCGTGCCCCAGGTTGCACTCGTAGACCAAACGCCTCCCGTGTTTGTAGGAAGCTGATACGCGCCCGTGGCCTCATCGGTTGTCCACGACACCGAGCAGCTCTGGGAGCCATTGAGCTGGGCCGTCAGATACCCCCAGCGCAGGGCCTTCGCCAGCGCCGGATCACCCATATACTGGCGATGGAACTGGGCGACCATCGTGTACACATCGCCCCCCGTCCCGGCAGCGGCGACGTTATCCTTGTTTACGCCCGGCGCATCGCAGAGGCTGACCCAGCCGCTCGCGTCGCCACGCAGGACGACCGGCAGGCCGCTCGTGTTAATCGTCTCGAAGAGCGCGGTCGTGTCCGGGCTGATATACGCGCCGTTCCACGGGCCCGACCACGCATCCAGCACCGTGTGGTACTGGTAGCACCCATAGCCGGGAATCGTGATCCACAGCTCCTTGGTGGCTCGGTTGATGACAGCGCGAATCTTGTCAAAGTCTGACGATGACAGCTGCCGAATGATGGGCAGGATGGGGTCCGGCTTGGTCGGGGTGCCGACCGCCGCCACCTCGGACTCGTTGCAGCGGTAGAGCCCGCGCTCCGAGATGAAGTAGGCGATGTTGTTGTTCGCCACGATGCTTTTGGCGGCAATCGTGCCTACGTCGGCCGTCAGTCCAGCCGGGGCCGCCACGATGTCGTCCTGCCCGTACCCCGTCAGGCGGGAGATCCCGCGCCGGTGGAAGATGAGCAGACTGGTGTTGACCGAGGCCAGCCCGACAATCCGCTCGTCGCCAAAGGTCCGGACGATAATCTGGCCACCCCCCGCCGGAGGCGTAGCGTTGCCAAGGTCATCCCCGTTATTTAGCGAGGAGTAGAAGATGCTGTCCGGGAAGCTGCTGTTCCCACAGCCCCAGAGGCGCTGATTGTGGACCTGAATCGTGTCCACAGCCACCGTGCCCGCGATATCCGAGGTCAGCGTCGTGCCGGTCCACTTGTTGAGCAGGCCGCCGTCTGCGATATAAACCACGTCGGTCCCTGAGCCATCCCGGAACTGCGCGAAGTCGGGCGCCACGGTCGTGGAGAACGTCCCGCCCTGATTCGTGTAGGTGAGCGGGAAGGCCCCGTAGGTCGTCGTGAACAGGTCCGTATTGGAGATGGCCAGAATCTGGTTCGTCCCGCTGTCCTGCTGGAACGTGTACCCGTTCAGCACCGAAGCGGCCGCCAGCGCGGCGGTGGAGGTGCGCTGGGTGCCGCCCCGCTTGCTGGCCGCGCCATAGTCCGTCAGGCGCATATTGACCGTCTGCCGCAGCTGGTTGGGCTGGAGCGAGATGTCATCCGAGACGCTGTTGAGCCCGCCGTCCATCCGCGGCTGGGCGTCCGCCAAGCGCTCCCGGGCCATCAGCCGCCGCTCCAGTCATACTTCTGATCCGGATAGGCCATCATCGTGGGCTGGATGGTGTAGCGCCGGAGGTCGTCCAACAGCAGCGTCCGCGACAGCTGGGCCTCCTCCCGGAGGACCCGCGCCGCCCCAGACTCCGCCCCGCCCTTATTGAGCAGGGACGCACCGGCCTCGTTGGCCAGAATCAGCTCCCCGCCGTCGGGGAAGTCAATGACCGAGTTGTCGGCGGCCAGCTGGTTGAACGCGGTCGGCTT